GTGATATCTTTCTGGCTACTAAAAAAGCATTCATTTTTGGTTGACCTCTATTAGCCCATTTGAAAAGCGATGATCCTTCTTTATATGGAGGAAAGAAAGGTTTTGTCTTTTTGATTGGTGTAAAACTTCTAAATATAGGCTTACCATGAATAAAAGGTGCATATTTACTGCTAGAAGCTAATTTAAAGCCCTCAGACATGCGTAATCGGTTAGTATTGGACAACTTTGCCACAAACACCGAATCTCTGCTCTTACCTGTAGATTTAGCCGATTTAGATACAGGTGATGGCTTTTTTGATAAAACATCTAATGATTCTCTTCTAAAATCTAATGCTAGATCGTTAAAATAATCGTTAGATCTTTTATTCCAAATAGATTGGTTATTTATATTATTAGCTAGATCTAAAGCACCCTTTAAGGTTATTTTCATATCCCATAGTTCCTGTTGTAACTAATTTGACCTAGTGAAACGTATGGTCTGCCTGATGCTAATACTGTCTTTCTTTTTTTGAATTTTCTACATAGTGTTTTTACGTCTGGATCAAGTTCTGATAAAAATATGACAGGTGCTTGACCAGTTTCTGGATTGCCACTAAAACCCATAGGACTATTTTTTCTCTGAAAAAACCTCGCTGCTTGTATCAAAGTGGCTTGTTTTATAGCAGCAGGAACAGTATCTGATCCTGACTGAACTGGGAATCCAAAGGTTGCTGTTACTTTGAGTCCTTTTGGATAAGTAGTGGGAAGCGTCTGCCCACTACTTTCTAAAGCCATAACTATTTTATTAAATGGCATAATAGGATCAGTTTTGTCTGCGTTATGAGGATATAAGAAAAAATCTGTTCCAAGAGTAAGTGTTTTTAGATCTGTACCATCAGAGTTAAGTGTTTTTACAACCAAGCCTGTTGTAGTAGCTATGTCATCAACATATATAAAATCAGCAAACTCGCAATCGTAAAAACGATCCTGAGTTGCATCAGTTTTGTAAAATACCCTGCCACAAAAATCATCAATTGCAGATGAAGCTGCATCCAAAGCAAAGTCTAAATTGTTATCTTGAGCTGATCCTGACATTCCTAGAAATGTCTTCAACTCGCTCTTGTCCATGTATTGATGGCTCATCTAACTCCTCGTCTAAATCGTCCAATAAAGGATCGTCAAACCACAATTTTTTATTTATTACCTTCTGGCTTCACTGCTTTGGTCTGTGGTTTTTTTGCTGCTTTTTTGGTTATACCTTTTGGAATTTCATCGCCAATACTTGCAACCAAGACTCCTGAAGTAAAAGGACACTCTTTGCCCTGTTGTAATTTACCAGTCTTGTTATCTTTCCAAACCAGTTGACTTTCTTTTTCTACTATCGCCATTTTTTTCTCCTTTTCTATATGGATAGCAGAGTCGATTACCTCTGTATTTAACACAAAAGTATGACTCTGCTCTTCCATAAATTTATTCTATATCGTTGATTCGAGTGAATGCCTGTGGCTTATATACTGCCAATGTGTATCGTAATGATGCTTTTATTGTCAATATATCTTTGCCGAAGTCACCATCTGCTGCGTTTTCTGAGATGGATAGTTCCATACCTCTTCTAAACACATGGTTTGCAGCTAAAGATCCTCCGAAAGCACCAACAACTACATCAATTGTAGTTCCTACTGCTCCACCGATTTGAGATGATTTTGTCACTGGTAATCCCCAAATTGTAGGTGTTCCTGCTAATGCAGATGCACCTAACATAAAGTTGTTGTTACCATCGACTTGAGCTACGAGAGCATTATAAGCAGCTGGGCTCATAAGTACTGCGTCTGGGCTCAATTTACCATTTACCTCAACATCTTTAATACCATCCAAAACTGTCCTTAACTTACCACCTGCTGTTGCTGGGAATGCTCCTGCGGTGTAGGTAATTGTATTGATTCCTGCATGCTGAGTAAGTCCACGAATATTAGGTGCTACTGCTCCACCGATTAAGAATTGTTTTTCTAATCTTTGCATAACGTGATTAGCAAGTCTGCCATCAAAATATGCTTGTGCTCCTGCTTGATCTTCAAGCAACTCTGCTGTAATAGGTAGAGTTGTGATGAATTTCGAGATAGGTGCTGTAACAGCTGTGTATGTGAATGCATCCTCTGGTGCAGCACTACCTTCAGCTTTTTCAGCAGCGTTGTTTGTAGCTCCTTCTTGTAAGAAGTAATAAGTTGTTTGATCAGTATTTATTGAATCGACAAGATCTAATGCAGGATTAGGATCTGGCTCTATTGCAGGAATAACCTGTTGATAGATAGTATCTCTAGTCCATACTGAAGTTGTTACAGTTGTCTTTGTTTCAAATGGAATGTTTGTCAATCCATGATCTACGAAGCTCTTGTATGCATTAGAATCAAGAAACTGTTGACCTAGTGATTTAGGTTGCTCGACCTCTGGCTCTTGATAGATTGGTGCAGTTTTTGCAACTTTTTCATCTACCTTCTCGTTAGATTCTTTAATTTCCTCTAACTGTTGGAGTTCAGTGATTGAGTCCCCAAGATCAGCTAACTCTTGGTTTCTTCTTTTAATCTCTTCTTTTTGATCGGATGATAGTTCTGACATTTCCTCAACAGAATCAAATATTTCTGCTAACTCTTCTGACTTAGCAGCTTTCTCATTTCTGAGTTCTTTTATGCTTGGCATATTTTATCTCCTATTGATTTCTAAAAATGTTCTTTTGAACTTCTAAAAAAAGCTCATCATCTTTAACAGCATCATATCCATATACCGATAGAACATCCTCTAGCTTGTTATAAACAGCTGTTAGACCTTCTAAGTATTTAGATAAGGTGTCTGTAGATTTAGAGCTTAATGTTTTCTTTTCAGAGTTCCTCAGAAGTGCTAGATCTTCCATTCTCTCTGTGAATGCTTTGACTCCTTCAAGTGAAGCCACCGCTTGATCTCCAAGCCTCATTCCCTGTTGGGATGATTGGTCGTTACTTGCCACGTCCTCGCCTGAAACTTTACCTGCATAAGTTAGACTTGTATCGTCTTCTGACTCATGCTCTTGACCTGTTGCTCTTGTATAGTCGTCCATATTCGCACACGGCATATAAACTGTCTCGCCGTCTTTTGTGTGCTCGTGATGTCCTGAACAACCTAATTCTTTAGCTCTTGCCTCTGCCTCTTCTATTGTTGTATATAGATCATCGCCAAGTGCTCTTTTTTGATCTTCTGATACTTCCTCAAACTCTGTATCGACTTCATCTACTTCTTCCTCTTCAGGATCGTCTAAAGTCTCTAGACCAGACTTGAGTGCTTGTACAAATGAATTCTGTTGTGCTCCTACAAGCACTGGGGATACCTCCCAGACTTTTACATCTTCTAAAACTCTAACTGGGACTTCCTCCCCTTTAGAATCTATATGAGTCCCCTCTTCAGATTTCAATACCTGAAAGCCATAACTAAACTGCTGCATATCTCTCATAGCTTTGACAGTCTCGTATGCTTCTTTACCTGCCTCAGTGTTTAAAAAGTATCCTTTGAAAACAGCTTTTTGATTATCTGACTCTATAACTCCTCGTCCTATAACCTTACTCCAATCGTGATTCCAAACTAAAGGCACTTTGTTTCCTACATAACCTGATCGTAGTGCTCCTGCCTTTGTTACATCGTTATCAGAGTCAACAGTATCAAATAATGAAAATACTGCTTCTAAATATCTAACATCCCCATCCTCTTTAAGTTCTATTGGAGTGCTTTTGTAAACCAGATCGTCTGGTCTTTTCATCTCGTTACTCATCTATCACCTCTATGAACGCCTCTGTACATCTACAGTTGACAACTAACCCTGCTGGTGCTTTAGGATCTAGCGGTCTATCTAATTTTATACCATTATACAGATAAAAACTATTCAGAGGAACTCGCTGGTTATCTAGAATAAAGTGTGCATCTCTAACAAGACCATCTCTTTGAGATACCCATTCCTTCTCTAGCCTTTTACCTGTTGACTTTGCAGCACGTTGCTGAGCCCACGAGGATGCTTTACCAACCTCAGTTCTTGCGATAGCTTTAGCTCTCCTTAAAGATTGTCCGCCTAGTTCTTTGTTGATCGCTCTTGTTAGCTCTCTAAAGAACTTGTCACCTGCCTCAGTACCTGCTGTTATGTTTGTTATTCCTAACTTTTCAAACTCTTTCAATTTATTACCGACTATTGTTGATATTCTCTTCTTTGTAGTTTTATTTAGATCTTTCATAACTGATCTAGCATTCTCTTGTAAAAATGATGCTGCCTGACCATCTTGAAACAATGATCCTACTGCTGCTGGAACGTTACGCTGACCTCTGTAAAAACCATCTTCCACTACCTTTTTGAGCGGTCTAGCAGCAGGTAAAAGTAAAGCAACCTCATCAAATACAGTCCTAACTGCGTCCTCCTCTGGAATGGTAACACCAAGATCTACAGGATCTGCTGCCTTTGGTCTTTCCGCTTTTGGAAACAAGTTGTCATAAGCTCTAACAGAAAAGTCGTCACTTAGACTATAAAAGAAAGGTAAAAGCTCTCTCTCAAACTCGGTGGCATCTATTACTTTATCTGTATTAGTTTCAAGTGTTGCTATATCAGTGCTAGATTTTACAGCTTTGACTATTTCTCTTCTTTGTCTGTTAAGTTCTTTTGCATATATATTAGAAAATAGATCCTCCCAACGTTTCCTTAGATCGTCGATATTTTTCCAATAGATACTTTTTTCCTCTTCGGTCTTATACCATTTGACTGGTGGTAAGCCTAAAAGTTTGACTGTTGGATCTTCCCATCCATAAAACTCGTAACTAATACTTTTCTGTTCTAACTTTTCAACTTCTTTCTCTGCCCACTCCATAGCTCTCATCTTGTTGCTATTATCGATATCGCCTCCCCAGAGTAGCCAAGCGACTTGTCCAGCGGTTGGTTTTTCACTCTCTCCTGATAGATAATCATCCGCATCAGGACTATCTAGATCAGATTCGTGACGAGCAAACCAAGCTGCCATCCTAATTACTTTATTATCAGAGATCTCACCATTTGCCATAAGTCTTGCTTCACGCTTTGTGCGATCAGTCAAACCTGCACCTGCGAACTCTAAAAGATCTAAACCTCTCTGTGCGTTCTTTTGTATATAGTCTGGGACATCTTCGACCTGTTTGTACCTAGATGGTTTCTTTGGTTTTTTTGGTTTTTTCTTAGGCTTCTTCGGTTTGCCATACTTTTCATCAGATGCATCTGGATGATCATCTGGTAGTAAATCTCTATCGAATGGTGTTCTTGGAAACTTACCTGTTTTCAAAGCCTTTAGAAACGCGTTGACTCTTGCCATAGCCCACTGATCAGCTGACCTTACATTACCTCGAACAGATGATGGATTGTTTCTATATGCTCCAACTCCTCTTTCAAAAACTTTACGCAGCATACTCATAGTTGCTCGATATTTGGGATTATCTGCGTTATGCTCTTCCATCTTATTTTTAAGAGCTTTTTCTACACGATCCGATAGTTGTTTATTTTCATCAAGTATATCTTTGATCTTTCTAAGTCTTGATACTTCAAGCTCAACTACTCTATCTGTTACCTCGTGAGATCCATCCTCTAGGATCGCATATACTTTTATTCTTGCGGTCTCTTCCATAGAGTTAAGAGACATAATTATTCCATGAGATGTTGAAGGAGGATCTGGATCTTTAGGTATAGACCAAGATACAGAGTCCCCTACTGATAGATCGCCAAACGCAGCTTTATATCTTTCAATTTGCCTTAGCCTTCTCTCTGCTTCTTTTCTAGTTCCAT